AACACCAACACTGGAGATCGTAATGAAATCCAATGGACTGGAACGATATCGCCTTGAGCAGTCGCTCCAGACGAAAGGCGACGAGGTTTTCCTCAACGTCATTCGTCGTACTCTGGATTCGAGTTCTCTCTTCGACCCATACAAACCGAAAGTCTTAGGTTTTCTAAGATCTAGGCAGTTTGGGAAGTTGATTGAATTCGCTGACTCACTTGGAGATGCAGTGCATTTCTCCGCAGCAGAGCATTACGCTGCGAGTCAGTTAGCCTCATTGATAAAGAAGTACCCCTTCGACGCAGGCATCCCCGGAGTTGATCCCGAGGGTGCAGCGATGAAGAAATTTTACCAAGCTGAAAGGCTTTGTAAAAGGTACAACTCTATTTACGTCTTAGAGCGTAAGCTCGGTAGACGTAGGGCCAGTTTCCTTCGCGATGAAATGCGCGATTGGATAAGACGCGTTATCGGTGAAAAACCCGACTACGCGTCTATCTGGCCCCTTTGTGGCTTTGGTCCAGGTGCAAGCGTCGGTGTAAGCGGTAATGCTACCCATCTTGCAAGCAAGTTTCTTGCCCAAGATTGGTCCGTCACGCCGTCGGCACTACCTTACGCACTTGCAGCTTTGAGGAGTGATCCTCATGTATGGGAGCTCCTTCTCACGAAGGAGAAACCTTACATCTGCTTCGACCCTCTTCTTTTCGAGGAGAAGTTTAAGCAGAGAGTGCGCTTGGTACAGTACAATAAGATAACGCTTGTGCCCAAGACAGCATTAGTTCATCGAACTATAGCTGTCGAACCATTGCTGAATGGTTATGTTCAAAAGGGTATTGACGAGTACATCCGTCGAAAACTCTTTCGATTCGGTATTGATTTAAAAGATCAATCCCGGAACCAGAGGCTTGCCTACTTCGGCTCGCTCCCTGGTACTGATCCATTCGCCACGATAGATCTATCCTCTGCAAGTGATTTAATATCACTTGAATTGGCTAGAGATATCTTACCCCCAGACTGGTTTGAGCTGCTAAACTCAACCCGGTCACCCGCTTACAAAATTGGAGATACCATTACTAGGTATCACAAGTTTGTATCGATGGGGAATGGTTTCTGTTTTCCACTTGAAACGCTCATATTTTCGAGCGTATGTGTTGCCGTGTACAAAATGTTTAACCATCCACTAGACTTCTCGGTGTATGGTGATGACATCGTCGTACGCGGCAGCCTAGCTCCCGAGGTACTAAAACTGCTTCGGTTGGTAGGTTTTCGACACAACCCTAGAAAGACCTTTATCCAAGGTCAATTTAGGGAATCTTGTGGATCAGATTGGTTCAATGGTAAGGACGTACGTCCCGTCACCCTTGATTACAAGCTCGATTCTTTGAGCAACATAATCAAGTTCCATAA